GTAAATCTCTTGGTAGTTTATTTGAATCTGGACGCCCACCAGGTGTGCCAGGTGTTGGTAATGCATTACCTAATCCTTCTGCAAATTTACCAGCTCCTACAATTAATACAACATTTTCAGCCATATCTTTAATAATATCAACTACATCTTCAGTCATTATATCAAATGTTGTTTTTGCTTCTATTGCAAAATCAACAATAGTATTGTTGATTTTAGCAAAAGTATCTTCCATAAAATGTAAAGTGTCTGAAAATTTTGTGGTACCAAAAAATTTATCAAGTTTTTCAGCAAATTGTTCTGCTATAGTTTTAAGAGATTGTCCTTCTTTTATACCAAAAAAATCTTTTAAGCTATCACCAATTTTATTAATTGTTTCTTTAAATGATTTACCTAATTCATCAAAATCTATAGACTTAGAAAAACTATAGATCAAATAACCAATAACACCAGATAAAATTAATCCAATTGGACCTAATCCCATTAATGATCCGCCAATAACTCTAAAAATAGCACCACCCGCAGAACCTATAATACCAAGCATACTACTGATTAATGTCCCACCAAGACTTAATAGTCCACCACCTACATTAAATAATAATTTTAATGAACTTCCAAGTAATGATCCTAATATTCCAATAATACCACCACCGACATTACCTAAACCACTTAATATGTTGCTAAAAATAGAACTGGATGATTTTTGTTCATCAGGTTTTTTATTTTCTTTTTTGCCACCTTTTTCTCTTTCTCTTAGAAACTGATTTTCATACAAAGCTTCTCTTTCACTTGATTTTGTGAAAAAAGCATCAGCTTTTGTAGATGGTTTTCCACCAGAAATCTTCACAAGTTTCTGTACATTTTGACGCATTACGTTCATGTCTCTTGACATATTTGGTAATGCCATAGTATTTTTAGCTATAATTTTGATGCCAATATCCATTGATGAAATTTTTTCAACTAAAGGTTTCACTTCGGATATTTGACCTGTTGCACCACCACCGACATTTCTTACATTATAACCACCATAACGATATGGTTTACCAAAAATTCTCCTTGATATAGCACCAGTGTATCCTGTCTGAGGTAATAAAAGATTTCTAGGATCTAATGTTTCTTTTATTCTTTCTTTCTTTGAAGATAAAAAAGATTTCAGAATACCATTTTTTTCAAGTTCTTTTCTGAAAATTTCTAGTGCTCTTGATTCTTTGGCCATTTTAACTTCTTCTTCTGGTTATTTTTTCTTGTTCCATTCTTTCACGTTCTTCTTTCAAATGATTTATTAACATACCCAAGTACAAATCTCTTTCCCACGGAAGCATTTCCTCAAGTTCCGTAAGACTATATTTGTGATGCTGCATTAATGCAAAATTAGTTTTAAAGTAATTTTGCAAATTCTCATGATGTAAATTTATCCGAAAAAATTCTGGATTCCTTCTATTGTAATATCTTCTTCATAACCACACTTACTGCATTTATAATGAATGTCTTTCTTCAACTTAGGCATTGTAGCAAAAAATTTCTGAATTTTTTCTAAATCTTTTTGTTGCATATTGTCAATAAATTCTTCAATTTCTTCTTTTGTTTGATCTTTTGTATAATATAATTTATCGGCATCCCAAACATAATCAATTGTTGAATAGATTAAATCCATTATCATTTCATTTTCTGGTTTACCTTGATTTTTCTGAATCATTTCAAAAGTAGGATATTTCATCACAATACCCATTTTTTCTGATAATGCAATTTTCTTATCGTGTTCTGGAGAAATTGTCGGTTTAATTTCCAGAACATTAAAAGATACATCATTAACCATGTTGCATTGTTTTTCGTTGTTTTCTTCATCTTTAATTGTATTATTGCAACGATATTTCAATTCTACAACTTCTGATACTGATCTTGCGCGAAGATTCATGAAAAGATATTCAAGATCAAATACAGGTAAACTATCAATATCAATTTCTGTGAGAACGCAATTCTTCAAAACTTGTCTGATAACATTAACCGTAGCTTCTGTATCATTTGATTCATTATTCATCAAGAATAGTTTTTGTTCTTTTACAAGAAACGGACGAAACTTGATTTTTTGTTTTGATGAAATTAACTTCACATCATAGATAGGTACATCAATTTTAGGCAAAGCCATAATATTTCTCCATTAAAAAATTAATCTTCCCAAAGAACCACCAATTGAACTTCCAAGTATTTTATTGACAGGATTTGCAACAGTATTTGAAACTGTTCGTGAAACTTTTGAAAATAGTTTTTGTCCAACAGCACCAAATATTGCACTAGCAGCATCTTCAAGATTGTAAGCACCGTCATAAACAATCTCATATCGGGTATATGCAAAATTGACGGAAACACGATGAAATCCTTCTTCACCCCATGAAAGACCCATAGGAGCGACAGATAATGGAAATGCATCTATTAGTTTGACAGAATATATTCTTTTAATAGTATCATCGTATTGTATAATTGTTATTTCTGTTAGATATCCTTGATCATAATTTGAATAACCAGATCCTTTTGGGAATCTTAAGTTATTAGTAGAATCGGTTGGCATGATACCATTGATCCACATTTCAAAAAGTTTTCTTTCAAAAAATTCATTGGTTGCTAGAAAATTTAAAGTAATATCACTGTATTGTGTTTGATATGGTATCTTGAAAGTTGGACCATATATCTTTTGATCTATTGTCAATAATGATCTACCAGGCAATTCTGCTTGTTCACATTGAAATCCTAACCATCTTGTAGTATTACTTCTATCAAGATTATCTTTAATATCTTTTAAACCACTATCTCCTTTAAAGACACTGGTAATATCTTTTATTCCGATATTTTTAAAAGTTCCAACAGGATCACGAATAGCGTCAACAAGTGTTCCAAGACCACTATTCATACTTCCTATTGATTTAGGAATCGGAATGACAACTTCAAATCTATTAGGACGCGCTAGTCCGTCATGTGCATTGATATTTGATAAAAATTGTCCGGGTGAAAATGGCATTAGAACATCTTTCTTGAGTCAGAAAATACTTTGTTTTTTGTTATTGCTTTTTGTTCGCTCTTGAAATATTCAACTGGCAATAATGCTGCAATGTCCCATTGATCAGCAGTTATTTCAAGAAATCTTGATTCAATATGATCAAAAAGATAGCGTTTAATGCAAGGTGTCTTTTCAAAAGCTTTTGCAGCATTACTTAAAACAGGATAATTCCAGCGAAATCTGGTAGTTTCATCCCATTTATCGTTATTTAGAAAAGAAATGCTAAGTTTATCAAGTAGTATAATCCTATATTTAGGATGAATATAATGCAAATTCAATCCGAGAAATCCGTCATTATATCTTTTGACTGGCAAGACCAGAGGAAATCTATCATAATAAGGTAGTGTTTCTTTTGTTTTTGGATCGTAGAAAAAGAAGTACATACGTCCAATCATAGTCTTATTTCTAAGATTTTCAACATCACGCATCATTGTTCGTCTATTTGGACGCAATGATTTTACCTGTGATTTAAGCCAATCTCTCGCTTCCCGAGTTCTTGGTTCAATTCCAGTCTTTGCTAGTTGTTGATTTATTCTGTCTGTTAAGTAAGCCATCTACTATTTATGAGCTAAATACCTAGTTCTTTTTCGGTTATTATTTTAAAGATCCAGTTGTGGTCCAGACAGAATTCTGTTGCTGCTTTCCATTTAGCTTGATTAACAGCATAAGTCATAGCTTCATTTAGAAATTGTTTAGATTTGCGTTTTGGCTCACGAAGTTTGGTTTGAGATTCGGGTTTTACTTCTAAAATATATGTTTTTTCACTGCCATCTTTTGTTTTGACGCGAGTTATGAAGTCTGGAAAGTATCTATGCATTTTCTTGTCCACAGGAGAATAATAAGGTATAGGTAATTCTTCAGATGCCCACCAGATAACTGAGTTATTGGTGTCTAGATATTTCATGACACGAAGTTCCCAAGTTGAACGGAAGATGATATTTGAAGGATTACCTTTGTATTTTTGTGGATTTTTTGGTGTGAATTTACCTTTATAACTCATATAAATATTATATATCTCAAGGAAATTATATGGCTTTTTTCACGCTTACAGATGTAAAATTCTCTCCTAAAAAAATTGCATCGGATAATAAGAAAATCAATAATCCGTTTGATTATGATAAGACAATAAAAAGATTTCCTAGCAATTTGGCTTCTGATAGTCAATATGGACATTATGTTGTTTTTTATATAAACACACAAACAAATACTCAGTTTGAAACAGGAACCCAATTAAAAAACACATCAACACAAGTAGCTGCAAATAGACAAGCTATTGATAGGTTGCGTGGCGCTGGAACATCTAATATGGGTTTAACAGGAAAAAATATAAGTGAAAGTTTTGTAAAAACAGGTATTGGTAATACATTAACAAGTTTAGCTGATTCCGTTAAAAATGTAACAGGAGCTGTTGGAAATTCTAAAGTTGGAAAAGCAGCTAGTTCTTTTTTGGATAATTCTCTTTTTAATTCTGTAATAAAAGAAGCTGGTGATGTAGAAAAATCTTTGGCTGAAGGAATTGCTTTTGCTGAGAATAATTTTTATAGATCAACAAAGAGAACTTCTACAGCTATAGCATTGTATAT